AACATGATAATTAATCCTCCAAAAGTGATAAGAACTCTGCATATTCTTCTTCTGAATATGCTCTTTTATCCTCTAATATGAAATCTTGCCAGTCAGTTCCCTCTATCTTATATGATAGATTGCCATTGACTATTTGATAATCAAATTGAGCATTGTCAATTTTAGATGTATAAGTTTTAATCATTATTAGTCCTCCTCATTGATAATTACATCCCATACTTTGATGTATTGGGTTAACCAATCTTTTTGATATTGGGTGAGTGTGTTATCACCATCATAGAGTAGATCATCTGCACTTGCCATTTCTAATCCATTGCAATTACAGAAGTTATCTAACACTATTGTCAAGAATTGTAGCATAATAAAATGTTAGTAAGTGGATAAGAAATAAGGGAAAGATCACATTTTAGTGACCTTATCCCATAACTGATTGAATACATCAGAACCAAAATCATCATTGTACTTATCATCATAATCTAAAGATGCAAGATCTCCAAACATTTGAGATAGTAATTGAGCTTGATCTGGTGTTAAATTGAGTGTTGAATTAGTAGACATTTGTGATAGTTAGTAAGTGAACAGTTTGTAATAATTAGTTTGAAAGATCTTGAAACCTTTTGTTAGTTTCTCTTTCAATCTCTGGCAATGAACCTGACTCATTTTTCCAACAAAGTTCATTTAATTGGTCATCAGTTAGGTTGTTTGCTATTCTAAACTCTTCCCATACTTCATCATAAATGTTCTCTAATAGTGACTCATTTGATAAAGTTGACATAAACAATTTAACTGAAAATTTACTGTGTAGAGTTGATTTATCTCCTCTACTCTTATATAATACATCATTTTGACCCCAAATGGTGAAAAAGTGGACGGTTTGTCAACTGGCACACATTTCTTTATACATAATGCCTTCAATATGATATGCTTCAGTTTCTCTTATCTCCTCACATTTTATGCCATAAATGTCTTGAATTATGTGCTGAAATTCATGGAATAATGTTTTATAATGCTCTGTAATCTGTAGATCATTATGTATAGTAACTAACCATGAATCATCATCACATTGTTCACACCAACCAAATACATTATCTTCTGTTAAATCACAATAATGTACTTCAATTTCCTTCTCCTTAAATATATGTTTATGTGTGCCATGTTCAATAAAATAATTATATGCTTCAATAGCAATATGTAAATTAGTTAACCATCCAGTAGAGGATAGTTTGGTGATTAAGTTATCACCTGATGTGCAAATTGTCATGGTAAATGTTCATCAATGTTAATATCTTCAGTAAAAAATACACCTCCATCACTTCCATACATTATCTGTTTCCATACATCTTCCTCCTTTTTATATACTTCTAAGCATTGCAATTTGCCATCTGGGGTGTTAGTTTCCCAGACTCTTGTGTATCCTTGATGTGTAGCATCATAAAGAAATCCATTATCTTGAATACATTTAATGAATCTCTTTTCATTGAGTTCAATAACATTCATTGTGATAAATCAGGGTTAGTTGATATTACTCTTGCTTTAGGATTTCTTGCCTTTGCTGTTTCAATAGCATCTAATCTGTTGATAGCATGAACATTTTCATAAAATACTGTGCCACCAACATATAATTGAACTTTCCATTTCATTGTTACTTAACCTCCTTACTTACAGTGGATTTAGTTGATGAATTGGGTTTAAATACAAGATCATTCTTATAATAATTTTTCACAATTTCCCTTCTTTTATTTAATAACTCAGCATATCTATCTTTTTGTGCTGGTGTAAATTGAAAGAATTGATCAACATATTCTTTCTTTAATTCTGTGAGTTCTTTTAATACTTTTGATGTGGACATAGTAATAACAATTAAAGGACAATTAGAGAGGCATTTAGATACCTTACAGAGGACATTTATGCCCTCACTCTATTAAAATTTGCTTGTGAAAATACCTCCCTGTAGATGAGTTTGAATGTACCATAATCATTGGACAGAACATAACCTTCATGACCAACTTCTTCACCATTAATATAACATTCTACCTCACTATATGTGGCAATATGTAACATAAACTCATGCTTAATTGACTGGACTAATTTCCACAATCTAAGCACATTTATATCTACATGATGATAATCAGCAAGTGCAATTAATGTTAAATCATCAATTTTTAAACCACTTGCAATGATACTATTAAGACTGATAATTACCTTCTTAGCAGTAGTTTTATCCATGTAATTTGCTGCACCAGATATAACACTAGCATACTCACATAATGATACAATATCACTCAAATCACTATCACAATCTACAAATGGAGAGAACCAAAATATATCTTCATCACTATCAATTTCAACACAATCTTTTAAGAAAGAAATGTAATCTAATTGATAAGAAACAGCATTTCTTAAATCACTAACAGCAGTGTATCTTGTGTGTGGTGTAATGATAAGTTTCTGATCAATTGTATCAGCAAAACTATATGCGATTGTGTTAGGTTGATATACATTATCACCACCAAATCCTACAAAATCACCTTGATAAATGTGTTGTGTTCTTGGTAGTTCATCAAAACATTGATGTAAAATGTTAGCAACCTTTGGAATATGACCATGATTCTTATCAATATCTTGATGAGATTCATTAATCATTATTTTAACTTTGTTGAATACTGATTTAGTGCCAACAAAGAAATTACCAGTAGCAGGATTAGTTCCCCAAACTATTGCTGGAGATCCATCAACTTTAACTGATAAATTGCCCTTAGAAGTAAACCATTTTAACACAGATAGATCACCAGATAAAACAGAATCTTCAGGGTGATTGATGTGAGTGTTTTTCATACTTCTATTATAAATGAAAAAATCCCCAAATGGGGATTTAGTGTGCCAGTTCTAAAACTGGTTGTTGATAAGTCTTTTTGCAAAATCTTCAAGGTATAATAGTGGGAGTAAGATTAACTCAAACCCATCTAATTCTTTTAAAGATCTTGTTACTTTCTTCTCAACATTTTTAACTGGTGTTTCTGTCACTTTTACTGCCTCAATTTGTGTAACTTTATTTACACTTTTGGGAGTAACTGTGCTTTTCTTAACAACAGTTCTGGGAGACTTTTTAGCAGTTGTTGTTGACTTAACTGCTGAAGTTCTTCTCCTAGTTGCCATAAAATAAAATGCAAGTGTGTTATAAAGTGGAGTTAAGAGACTAAGATAGTTTATTACTCTAACATCATGTCTCTGCTTCTAAGTCAGAGTAGTTAGAAACTTAGTGATCTCTCAACATTTATATAATAGCAAAATTTCAATCAAGTGGGGGAAATAGTGGACAGAATGTTGACTGGCACACGCTCTTGGATTAGGTTGTTATACTCTTCATGCAACTCACATCCAATATAATACCTACCCAAACTCCTTGCTACCATTGCTGTTGTGCCACTTCCCATAAATGGATCAAGCACAATATCATTCTCTTCGCTACCTGCTAATATGCAAGGAGTTATTAACTCAGGAGGATAAGTTGCAAAGTGCGATTGTTTATTAGGTTTAGTATTTACATTCCAAACTGATCTTTTTCTCCTTGATTGTTCCTTAATAATATCAACATTAAAATAATAATTCTGACTTTTACTTAATAAGAACAAATATTCATGGGATTTAGTACATCTATCCCTTACACTTTCTGGCATGGGATTAGGTTTATGCCATATAATATCTTGTCTTAAATACCATCCATCTGCTCTTAATGCAAACGCAAGCATCCAAGGTATTCCAATTAAATCTTTTTCTTTCAACCCTTCTAATTTATTACCTCGTCTTGCACATTTGTCTGGTAAATCTTGTTTATTAGTAGCAACAGATTGTTTAACTAATGCTTGCCCTTTTCCAGGTCTATAGTTATAATAACTATCACCAATGTTTAACCATAATGTTCCATCTTCTGTTAGATTATTTCTTACCTCTCGGAATACTTCTACTAATTTTTGAATATACTCTTCTGGAGATTCTTCTAGTCCTATCTGATAATCCTCCCCTCCATAGTTTCTTAAACCATAATAAGGTGGAGATGTAATGCAACACCTTGCTTTTTCATCAAATTCTTTAAGTGTTTCGAGACAATCTCCAAATAATATTGTATCTCTCATTTAGTTTGCTCCGATACTATTGCTTTTAATTTACCATCATCATCAACGGTAATGTTTATGTCATGTTTAAAATCAGTATTATTCTCCCTAATTTTAATATCTATTGCACCACCTTTTCCATAGCGAAACATAATAAACCTACTATCTTTCACTTCCCACTTATCAGGATTCTTGCAATGTTTATATACAGGATTAGAATGTTTATCCTCATATCCTTTTATCCAAGGAGTATTTTCATTTAAGTTTAACCAATTTTTCATAATTACCTCCTAATAGTAGAAATAGCGGGTTCACCTTTATTGAACACAGTATCAACAACTGCCTCAACTTTACGAGATGTAGATATACCAACCTTATCATAGCATGGAACCACAACAAGACCATAAGTTTTTGATTCACTACCTTTTCTTATTACTCTACCAATAGTTTGACTAATACTAATATAATCCATGTTTCTTAAGAATAATGCTGCTTCTAATCCTTTCACGTTAATACCTTCAGATAATATACTATGATGTAATACTACAAATCTTTTAGTATCATCTTGACCCCAAACATTAAGTACATCAAAAAATTCTTCACGACTAACCTTTTCACCATCTATAATTGCACCAGTTTTTGCTGTAATATACATCCACGAATATCCCCTCCAAGATAATTCATTCACCAACTTAGAATGTGCTACTAAATTAACAATTTGTTTGGTAGATCTTGCACAGATTAATACTTTATCAGTATCAATCTCATCCATAGTTGATATTACATGGTCACAATCTTTCTCATAACTAAATCTACTATCATCAGGAACATCTATCTTCTTAATTACAACTTTAGGTGGTAATATATGACCTTCTTTCACTAACTTAGGTGCAGGTACATTTATTATTACTTTACCATAAACTTTCTCATTATTCATTCCTGGTTTCTCAACAGTAGTGCTATGCTTAGGAGTAGCAGTAAAGAAAAAGCACCTACTGTTATCTCTAGTTGCAAAATGTTCAGTAGCAGGGTAAAAGTTTCGTTGAACACTATTATGTGCCTCATCAAAGTAAATTGTATCTATATGAGCATAACTTTGCTTTATTCTATGTAGAGAATGATAGGTAGTAAATATAATCTTATTACCTTTACTAAATCTACTCCACTCAGCAATCTTTACTGGTGAAGTTGTGCTAAAGTGATGAGTTTCTCCACTATGAACGTGCATTACCTGAACATATCTATACTTTTCTCTTATAACTTCTAGAAACTCAGATGATAACTGATTTGCTAATAATATACGAGGTGCAACTACAACAATAGTTTTAAAACCACTATCAAATTCTCTGATAGCATCCTGTATCATACACATAGTCTTACCACCACCAGTAGGCACGATGACTTGACCTTTATTATATTCACTTAAACGATTAAGTGTCTCTGTTTGATGTTCACGAAGTTTAATCATTAAATAACAATCATTACGATAATTATACCATAAAAGGTATTTTAATGCCACTAGAAGGGCATATAGTTACATTAGGGATACAATTTACAAGGCTGCTTATACTTTCTTTGGTTGATAATGTGATGCTGATTTCTCAATTCCTTTTCTTAAATGACTTACTAATTTACTACCTTGTCTCCTAATCTGCCTTCTTTCCTTATTAGTAAGACCACTAGCTTTATGTGGTTTATAATCAGGATGAACTGCCTTCTTTACTTTCTTAGATAATAATGCAGTTGCTTTCTTTTCTAACTCTTTCTTATTACTTTTA